TCGCGCAGTTTGTACAAAGAGTTAATATGAAAAGCGAGCAAGACATGTTCGAGTCTCGATTTCATTTACAGAAATATTTAGAAACCTTAAACTATGGGGACCAAATGGAGCACCAAGAATCGACGCCTGAAGAAAAGGAATTGACCGATTTGGAATTGTTTGAACTTCTCGAAGGTTTATAAATGGAACTCGAATTAGAAACCAGGGCTTGCAGACAATGCCTAAGAACTTTCAAAGTCTTGACCACAAGTCCTCAGAAGTTTCATTCTGAAATGTGTGAGATTGAATTTATGAGAGTGCCGGGGAATGAAAAAGCATGGTTGGAAAAACAAAAAGAATTGAAGTCGAGAGTAATGATGGGTCTGAACGGAGCACTTCCAAGTCAGAAGACGGCGAACGTTCAGAAAGCGAAGGAGTTCTCCCAGATCTTAAAGACATCGAAAAGCTCAGACAATACTGGCGAGATAAGTACAAGCGTCGAAGACTCTACTATCATAAGCTCAAAATGCAAAAATACCGTTCCGATGCAGAATGGCGAGCAAAAGAAAACAAACGCAGAATACGCAATGAACAAAAACGTGTTGCCACAGACCCTGATTACAAGGAACGTAAAAGAGCCTATCAAAGGGAGTGGTATGAACGAAATAGAGAAAAGCACAAAGAATCGGCCTACAGTAATCGACGGAGACGTAACCCTGTTACCGGCTTGGACACAGCAATTAAAGCATGTAAACGAGGAGATCTCTCGGCAGACGAACTTACTCGACTCGTCGGCAAAGCTCTTGTACTCGCAAATGGAAGCGGTGAAAGGAAATCCCGTAGACGTTGTGAATTACAGTCAGGGAATCGTAAACTTGATGAGAGCCAAAACGGAAACAATCAAAGCGACGACAGAGATCATAAAGACGATAAAGGAAATGGGGGAGTAGATGATCGTACCAAAGTCAACTCCACGCCAAAGTCACGCTGATACACTGAGACTTTTAGCTGCTCACAACATTAAGGATAAGGTGGCAATCGTTGGAATCAGAGGATACTACAAAGACACGATGGGGAAAAAGGGTCAGAATGATCGCGGCATTTATGATGACGCTATCTTTATCATTGCTCCTGAGTGTTACGTTTCTTTTAATGCTAATTGTGACCCAGGAGCTTTCCGAAAAGGCATCGCAAATCTTAAAGCAGGTGTCTGGAAATACAAAATAGGTGTTCATGGCCTCAGTAAACCAAAACCACTCAGATACAAAGCCTTGGTTCAGGCAGATAAGGTTACTGTCGCCCGTGACAATGTGGGTGACGAGACTGGATTTTTCGGTATTAACATACACCGGGGTCAACGTAGCTCTACGTCTTCCTTGGGTTGTCAAACAATCTACCCTGACCAGTGGAGTTCATTCATCGAGACTATTCAAGCTCAGCTTGAACGTCATGAACAGAGAGTGGTCCCTTACCTTTTGGTGGAGTTATGATTTGGAAAGACGGAGTTCCAAAAGCTGAGGGTGTTGACGATTGGCGGGACTCCGCAGTTCTTGCAGGACTTTTGAAAGCTATTGACCCTTGGGAAAACATAAAACTTTCTAGCTATTTAGATTCTCACGGGAACGTACTTCGATGTCCAGATGATGACCCTTGTGATACCTCAAGAGATAACACAATCCCAATATTTGCAGCTGCACATTTAACGAATTGCACTCCTCTTGTTCACAAAGCCATCGACAGGGTTCTTGAGACAAGCCTTTTTCAAAACGGTGACATCTGTGGGCCTGCTCAACGTGCATTCTTGATGAAGATCAGATTTTACGAGGAACCTACATTTTTTCAAACTGTAGCTCTGTGGTTGGATGTTTTTCTAATGAGCATCCGAGATAAGACGGTTGAGACAAACCAATTTATTCTGATGTACTTGTGCATGGATAGAAAATACCTACGCTTTTACACTCGCATGAATATAAATTGGCGCGACCCTTTGAGGTACTATTGGGATTCTTGGCGTAAAGAGCCTACGCTCGCTGAAGAACTTATAAAAGTTTTAGAAAAATTTACCGGCGTCTCGGCTTATAAGTAGGGAAAAATAAAACCGCTGCAGTAATCACAGGTGGTGCACTAGCATCTGACTCAGGGAAATATCTCTGAGGAAAATATCGAAGTGCAAAATACCTGTGTGGAAACATTTACGTCCCGTCTAAAGTAACTGCTGTTCGGTTTCCGTCAGCATCAACTGTAGCTGTAATCCTATTTTTTGTATCCAAAATGTCTCGAATTGTAACAGTCGTTGTTGCTGCACCTGAAAGTTTACCTGCCACTGCAGCCAAAATTATTCTCAAAGATTCCTGAAGGTCATAACCGGTTTCAACCTCTGTAGGAATAAGATCAGTTTTGGCTTTGATTGCTGCAACTTCAGTGTCAATGTAACCAATGATTGTATCCGTAGCTGCAGTAATTACAGAAGCATCTGCAGGGTCACTTGGAAGGTTGTCAGTCTTGGCTTTGATTGCTGCAACTTCAGTATCTAAATAGCCTGCAATCGCGCTCAAAGATGAAATGATTGATGCGTCACTTTCCCCAGTTATATAATCCCTAACCTGCCATTTAAATTCCTGGGTATCTGCACCTGTGGAGTTTACCCGAAGAACCAAGTCTCCAAGTGTGTCTGTGTGATTCGTGTCGAAAGCAATTTGGTATCCACCAAAAGTTCTTTCTGTCACAGTTGGCGTCACCACGGAATATGCGCCACCGGCTTTACTTAAATTCATCGTCAGAGTCAGACCGGTTTTTCCCGTCGCGTGGTCTGTGGAATCTATCATTGTGATCAGTACGTTTACTGATGTGCTTTTTTTAAGTTCGCCTTGATAGCTTCCCATTAGACTCTACTCCTAGAATATTGCGCTGGACCATTATAGACGGAAGCTGCTACGAGAGACGTTCTAGATGCACCATTAAGCGCACCGTTACCACTAACTAAAGCCGTATTTGCAGGGTCTTGATCACCATCGAAAAGTACAAATTCATCAGGTTTCATATCACATGCGGCAACAACAGAATTGGAACCAAGTCCCAGGGATATTGAGTTCCAAGTGTAAATCCCAGTGCTTGCAGACAACGCAAACCCTGCAGTCAATTGACCTTGAAGGGAGTTATCAATATAGAGTTTTCCGGCATTTGCCGTCGTAGTTCCGTCCCATTTTAAAAGAAAATCATACAGGGTTCCTGCAGTATTTGCTGTCCAGTTTCCGAATGAAACGGCATTGAAGCAGTTTTGATTTGCTTCATTCTTAAGGGTGAAGATCAGCGCACCAGTAGTGACGTTATGTCGAAGCTCTAAAAAGATGCCTTGATTTCCAGCTCCACCAGTCAAATTGAAAAGTACTCGAGTTGCTGAAGGTGCTCCAGTGTAATTTGGGGCAAAGCGAAGAAGAATCGAAAAAGACCTAGTTGTTGAAACGTTATTTACACCACTCCAACAAATACCTTTGTTGGATGCGGCGTTGGTCATGTCGAAATAATTTCCAGATAAAAAGCCAGCGTCAGCTGTAATGTTTACAGTACCAAAAGTGGTTCCGTTCTTAAAACCGCGAGAGTAATAAGCATCTTTACTGCTAGCTCTAACGGCGAACATTACGTCAGCCACCTAGTGCCTCGATTGCTTTTTGAATTGAATCTATATCTGCCTCGACCATACCTACTTGTTCATTAATTTCAGCAAGTAAGGTCATCTTGGAATCCAATTCGAATTGAAGTTTTTCAATATCATTCATTGTAAAACCCTTTAGATTTTACCCTTAATTTTTTCAAGGGCCTCATGAACTTCAGCAAGTTTACGTTCTTTTGCGGCAATACTATCATTCAACTGACTCAGTTCTTCTTGTCGTTGAGCTTTGGTAATTTCAAAACCTCTAGCTGCATCGTCAACCATTTGCTTACATTGGTCGTAACTTGATTTGGCATCATCCAACAAAGCTTGAGCTTTAGCTTCCCCGGCTTTAACCAAGGCTTCAGCTTTGGCTTTACCATCTTCTAACATTGCAGCCGCTTCAGATTTTGCAGCCTCAATGTTAGCTTTAGCGTATTCAAGATCACCGGAGAGCTTCTCAAGCTCTTTAGAAGCTTGAGTTTTAGCAACTTGAATTTCTTCAAAATGATTTTCAACGCTTCCCATTTTTTCAAGTTCTTCACCAAACTCGATCAAACCTTTGAATTGTTTAGAGAGTCTTTTAATGTTGTCACTTGCTTCGTTAAATTTACCCATCGGATTAACCTTTCGATACCATTAAAAGATGAACATCCAAGTCAGCCGCAGCACCACCGGAAACCGACGGTCTGATGAATTGACTCACTTCTAGAACTTGTTTGATACCTGCAGCGGTAAAAGTCAGTGGGGTTCCTGCAGCGTCGTTTAAAGTCGACCACGTTGCGCCACCATCATTTGAACCTTGCATGGTCACAGTTGCACCGCCAAAGGTCCCTGTCACTTGAACTGAGCGATCTGTAAAGGTCGCATTCGGTACAGCTGAACCGACATCGCCGGTTAACATTGTCTCCCAAAGGGCCTTACTTGCTCGACCGTGAAGGGTGGTTACATTTGAACCTACATGGGTAATTGTTGGCATGGTCTCTCCTAGAAATTAAATTAACACATTAAAACTCTATTTTATCAAGCGGAACAAAAGTCCCATCCGTGGGACATGATCGGCATCCTTGCCTTTCAAATCCCGCAGAATAGTCTCAATCTACTTTGGCTTCTCTGGCATTTTGATTGAGAGCAACCAATCCAAAAGAAATACGAAAGCCTTGTAACCTTTGGATTGTTCAAAACTTGCAAGCCAAGCGTCATCGCTGTCATATGGAGTCATTTTTACGAATGCTTGAGCCATTGTCATCAAAGGTTTGATGCAAAGACGTAAAAAACCGATACCAAGCATGACTGTTGCAAACATTGGGTATTGAGCCGCATAACCCATAACCCATTTAACTACTACTTCCATAAACCATTGTTCCATAAACACTCCCTGTTTAAGTTAATTTTTCTTCTAATTTATCAATCCGTTTGTGCGCTCTTACTGATGAGTCTTTGGCGTCTTTAATACCGCTCTCTGTTTTTGCTACAAACATTCCACCTTTAAATATGAAAACCACAAGTGCAATGAGCGATGAGAAATTCGCAACAATCAATGTGCCGACAATCACGTAGAATGATGTTGGAATATTGGCTTCCATCTACAGTTCCACCCCAGAGAAAAGTAAAATTGCGATTAAAAGTTTCATTAGTTCCCCCTTGGTCCCATGCAGATGATGTTTACTGACCCTGCGATTAATGCATCTGTTTTATCTCTTGTTTGAAATCTTATCAAAGAGCTACTCGGAGAAGATGCAAACATACAGGCAACAGTTTGTGACGAACCATTGTCTACCGTACAATTGCAAGCGGGTGAAGTTCCAAATATTGCGGTATTCAGATTTAAGCTACAGTCCCCATTGTTATTATGTGTAGTAGATGATACCCAAGTTCCAGACTGGCTTGATATAGTGCAACTTCCACCAGCTGAAACAGCATTAACTCTTTCAATCCTCTCTAAGCCTGTCGAATTACTCGTCACACTTCCGACAAGCAAAGGCATTGGTGAAGCTGCGGTGAATGGGTACATACTTACGTGAATATTTCTTCCACCGCTAGCGCTTCCAGCACCGTCTGCTAAAATTAAATTTGAATCAGGAGTCCCGTTAATTTGCTGCACGTACATTAGGCGAATTGCTTTTGTTCCTGCTGACGAAAAATTGAAAACTCCGCACACTTTATTTGGATAATAATTATCCATATTTGTGCCGCCAGTATTTCCCTTGGCTCCACTCGTTATTGCCGAGCCACCAGCGGTTGTCAGTGTTTGTGCATTTGTTGGCGTTTCATACGTTTGAAATACTGGAATTGCCTCAACATCACCGTCTGTTCTTGTATAGTGAGAAAAGCTAAAACATACATTATAAGTCCCGGCCCAGGGTATCGCTGTGTTAAACCCAATGTCCTCACTTCCAGCCGAGCACGTACTTGCGGAGGTGCTAGGGCTTGCAGCCGCATTGGTGGAGTCGCAAGTTATTCCCACGGCTGCGGAACCGCTTGATGGTGTAAGGGTCAAGGATGCGTCTGCTATGTCGATATATGAAGTCCGAATGCTTGTACCTAATGAAATATTTGCCCCGGTAATTTTAGCATCAACATACCAAGGTGTGTTGTTGTCATTCACGACAGCTTGTGCGCCCCAGCCGACAATTGGCAAAGGATTGGTCGTAAGCCTAATAGCATCGTTGTTAGTGAAAGTTCCTGGAGCTGCCTGGGTAACGGCAAGCCCAGCGTTGGTCATTACAAAAATTGCCGTCGTTGAGCTTGCGGGTACAGCCCGAACATATCCTACGGTTCCTGATCCGGCAGAAACTATCGCAGCCGGACCTAGAGTTGCTACTGTTGAAATCTTGGTAGAGTCTATAGCTAAACCTGTCGGCAGGTTGACGCTTAAGTTTGCCGATGTCGGCGTTCCCGTAATGGCCAAATTTATTTCTAACTCAATCGAGTCGCCGACCCGTCGGTACTTACAATTGTAAGTCGTATTAGCGACCCAGCTACCTGTGCACGTGTACGACTCCCACGGCCCGATCTGATTCGCTACGCCTAAATTCGTAGCCTGTCCCCAATACACTCGACCGATATTTACAGCCGCACCTGTGCCGGATTCTGTCTGTGTTAGGCGAACAGTGCGAGTGGTGCCGCAAGGATAGTTCACACTTACAGCAGACCAATCGCTTGCGTTTGCTAAAACCGCACTTGAAGTGACTACGTTTGAGCCATCGTGAATTTGTAATTTGTAAAGTGAAGCATCACCCTTGAACACTGCTTTAGCTTCGCAGTTTCCGGTCTTGTCGCCTTCTTGGATTGTCTTAGAATCCCACTCGCAGTATCCGTTTTGTGCGGAAGCATCGCAGACCAAACTTGCCACGCCATCAAGTAAGTCACTTGAACCAGTCACGTCTTGCGCGATGGTGGCGCTTGAAGTTGTGACGTTCAGAGCATTCTTAAAGCCGCTTGGATTGATGACATAGTTTACTTTGGAATCTTGACTCTCAACAATATCAGGACGTGAAAACTTCATGCTTTGTGCAAAAGCTGGAGTGCAATGAGAGAAAACTAAAAGTGCGGATAAGAAAATTCTATTTAACATAAATATACCTATCAATTGTTGAGTTATAACGAAACTGCGCTACCTCATATTTATAAAGTGTCAGCGTTCCAAAATTCCCAACACAGCCTTTTGCTGAGTCAGTCCATGTGATTGAAACCGGATCTGTGTCGCTATTTCCGATTAATTCAATCAGCGTCCCATCAAGCGGCGCAGATGAACCAAAAGGTGTCGTGGACATTGTTATCGCACCGCTATTTCCTTGAACGCGGTATGATTGATTTAAACTAATAAGCGAGATCGCTAAAGTATCTGAAGCAGTCATTGTCAGATCTGAGCCGACAGTGATTGAACCACCACCACCTGACCCGCCAATAATTCTCCAGCGAGATGAAGTGGAATCGTACAATAACCAAATACTAGCCGTATTTGCGACTGAAATGTCAGAACCTGAACCTGTGATAATTCTATCCGCTGCTGTCGCTGTGGCGTCATTGATGATTGTAACCGCTGAACCTGTAGCGTTTACCCAAACAAAAAACTGCTCATTACTTGGTGCTGTGAAACCTGCGATCGATGTAACTGCACCTGTAGACCTGACAACTGACTTGGTAGGTGTAGCAATCGTCTGATTTGCTCCAGCTGTTACATCGGCTACAATGTCGCCATGAAGCGCACCTGTTAAACTTACGTTGGCGATTGTTAATTGGTTTGCGGTATCGTCAAAAGCGAAGTTCGTATTGTCTTCACCGAAAGCACTTGTTGATGCTGCGAAAACTACAGAATTCGCAGACCATGTGGGTTTATTGGAACCGCCGTTCGCAGTCGGTAAAATACTTGAACCCACCAAAGCACTTTGGGATAGATCAATTGAACCGTATCCTGGAGTGGTTGCACCCATTCTCAATACTTCATATTGAGAACCTGCAGCTAGTGTCGAGGGTGCTGCACCCGCACCACCGCCAATAATTAATTGATCTACAGTCAGTGCACCTGATGAAGCGATGGTTGTACCGGCTGAGAAATAAGGGACACCTCCGCTTGTACCGGAAGCTATTCCAGTACCTCCGTTTGGTACTGCTAAAACAGATGAGCCAACTGCAGCCGAAGCAGCTAAATTTACTGACCCCATCCGAGCTTTACCGCCACCGGAAGGAACTCGCATTACTGAATTTGCCGGACCTGTTTCTTGGGCCAACACATTTAAACTGAATAATAAACTTAAGATAAAATATTTCATATTAATCCGCCCAGTACCAATCTCCGCCGATGGCTTTAACCACTCGTCGAGTCCATTGATATTCAATTACAGGGTTTACTTCACCACTCACAGTTCCTGTGATTGTGACAGTGTTTACGCTATTATCAATTTTAATCACTTCATACATTAAACCGTCATCTGTAGGGTCTGCAATTGTTGGTAATGTAAGTGATTGATTCCCTGCCGTCGCGTCGAAACGATAACTTGCAGACGATAAAGGGCCTGGTGCTGGAGACTCAGCACCTGCAGCAGTAATGGTCGGCACATAAGTGAAAACTCCGAAGACCGCTGCGGCTGCTGCAGCTTCAGATAATGCGGCGGCTGCAGCACTGGCTGCGGCTGCAAGCTCAGAAGCTGCAGCTAAATTTTGAGAGTTTAGAGCGGCTGCGGCTGCGACTTCAGCGTTGTTCTCTGCGGTCTCAGCATTTGTCTCTGCGGTCTCAGCATTATTCTCACTAACCAAGGCGGCGGCGGCACTGGCAGCTGCATTTGCTGCGCTTGTACCTGCAAGGATTCTGTCAGCACTTGCTTCAGCGGCACTTGTTGCAGCGTCCTCTGCAGAGTTTGCAGCATTGTCCTCAGAGATCTCAGCGGCATTTGATGCTGCAACGGCTGTAGCTTCAGCAGCTTGTGCACCGTCTTCAGCAGCCTCTGCAGCGGCAACCAACCCTTCAAGGTAAGGAACACTTGGACCAAGAACAAACTGATCACCAGTAGGACTGATGGCTAATAAGGTATCTTCGGCAACATCATCAAGCTCAGCATTAAAATCGACAGCGTCTAAAACCTTCTCAGGTAATTTTAGAGATCTACCTACCAAATAACTAAGACGTTGGATTTGCCCGACAACCACATCAAGAGCTGCTTCAAATCGCTTGAGTGTAAAATCCCGCTTATCACGAAATTCAACTTCTTGAAGTGGAGTGTCGTTGGCTTGAAGGATAACCATGTTATGATTAGCCGGAAGATCATCAACTAGGACAATCTCACCACCACCGTCAACCGCATCAACTACGCAAGACGTGAGATAGGTTGTATCAGTTCCACGAACTCTGAAAGTCTCAACCCCATCTTCATCGTAAACAGCGACAAGGACTTGTGCGGCAGAGGCAACTTTAAAACCAAAAGAATAAGTGTCGAGTGAACCAGTACCGACATACTCTTCCCTGGGTCTGTATTCTGTAATAGCCATACGAAATCCTTTATTTAATTGCGGTTTTTGTCAATATCGGAAACCTTTGCTTCCGCCTCTAATGTTTTTTGGGTCAGCCAGTCTTTAAACTCGCCAACCTTCATCCTGTTTCTGAAACCGTAGGTCTTCATCACTTCCGGGGTGACTAAAGTCTTAAGTTTCTCAGAGTCAGATGAATTCAGAACGGTAATGGCTGCTTCAGGTCCCAAAATACGAGCAGCGTAAAGAGTGTCCGTATTTGCAGGAAGTTGTCCAGTTTTGAGGATTCTGGCATTTTTCTCATTGACCCACCCCATGGCCTCATTTTGCTGGGTCTGGTCTTTGGACACTCGACCGTTCTCAGTGAGTCCCAGGTCAGGTGCAGCGGTCTGGATTTCTTCCCATTCCTTTTCCGTAAACTGGAAAGTTCCAGCGGCACCGGTCTCAGGGTTATAACTTCTCCAGTTCCCACCGCTGATCATCTCTGCCATAGCTGGAAGGGTCTCTTTTGGAATGTCCACTACATTTGACTGCGGTTCAATTTCAGACTGAATCTGTTTTAGGTCATCGATAAATTCTTTTGGAACTCGACTGGAACCTTCATTCTTCTTCAGGAAAGATTTGATGGATTTACTCATTTGATCAAACTGACTTTCGATCTCATAAGGGATATCACGGTAGTCCGGTTTATCCAATTCCTTATCGATTCCACCAAAAGGAAGCTTTGTCAGGTAGCCAAGGGTGAAAACCATTGCTCTAGCTTCTTTTTTAGAAACAGGTTCTTCAACAAAAGGAAGCATGTGGATGAGTCCAGTTGTAGCATTTGCCGCATCAGTGATCATTGTCTGAACTGGAATTTTAGTATCCCATTTAACCTTAGTGTCGAATTGAATGTCCCTTAATATTGGAGCGGTTCCGATAGTTAAGTCGACACTGGATTCCATGAATGTACTTTTAAATTTTTCAAGATACTCTTCCGGGTCATCACTTTCAGGCAATTCTAAACGACCTTGAATCGCATCAATATAAGTTTTCACAGTCATCATCATGATTGTGTAACCCATTAGTCCACCGATACCAAGACCGGCAAGCTTTCCAGCCCTGCTCATTTCTTTTTTGGAAGCGGCATCTTTAAATTCTTGGAACTTTTTCTTTGCAAGCCTGTACTCCATAAGATGACCGTTATGGATGTTATTCAAATCGTTATAGAATAGTAACATCGACTTGATGTTTTTATTCTTTTGGATAGGTGACAAGTTCCTAGTATTAGAATGAGTTTGGGTAAGCTCGGCAATATTACTCGCGTATCTCATTGCCTCAGCGTGATTGTTCGCAGGTACACCGTCGGCATCACCGTTGATGGCTTGAGAATAAGCGGTCGTGACTGTGACAACCTTATTTAACTGATCGGCATGACCAAGAGCCGAGAAACACATATCGACGATAAAATCTCTACTTGCTACGACAGGGTTTTTCTTTTGTTCAAAAACTGTGAGTAAGTTTTGAACCATGTCACCTTCAAGATCTTCCCTTACATTTCTAATATCAGGATGAATCTCAGCCGCAAACTCATAAAGTTTACCGTTTGTCACAAGGTCAGGATTTGTCGCAAGTTTTTTCGCAACAAGAGCGAAGTGCTTACTACCTTTAATTAAACCCATACGATTGATTGCAAAAGGTAAAGACGCAGCCTGAATTAGAACTGAACTTGTTTTACCCGCAATAGCCATGGTTTGAAATCCTTCAAGTCCACGACGCATTAATTTCATCAAAATACCTGTGGTCTTGTCAGGTTGGTTATTGGTTGCAGAGTCAGCCACGTCTTCAATTGTACTCATAACCGTAACGTAACCTTCTTGTCCGATCACAGATACAAGAGCGTCTTTAATCTTTGGATAGGTTAAAAGCTTACTCGTATCCATGAGCATTTTACGATGGGTTATATCGTGAATGGTTTGACCTAAAGAGTAAGCAAAATTTGAAACATCCAAACTCAAATAAGAGTCGCTTCCGGTTCGCGCTTCTAAGTGACCTTGATCGGTCATCGCACGCGCATGAAAACGCTGAATGAGTCTATCAAGTTTTGTCATTTCCGCTTTACCTACAGCACTCTCAGCTGCAGCCTTGGACTTATCAGAAGCGTAATGAATAGCGTAATATCCACCCTGATACTCTTTACCTTTAAAAGTAAAAGGTTTTGATTCAACCATTTTAGGTTCAACACCAGTCGTATCAAGCTCAAGCTGTTTTACTTGTGGTTCAAGTGATTTATTAATGTTCCAAAACTCTTGAGCAAGGTCAGCGTGACGAGAGTCGAGGTGAGTCTCGATAGCTTTAAAAATGACATCTTTGGATACGCCAAAGTTTTCAAGGCGATTGATATTTCCTTCATTGCCAAAATTCAAAAGCATCGTGAAAAGATTCATTTTAGAAATGCGGTCGTAACGTAAACCTTTAGCGTCTTTGAAATCCGCCACAATTACGAAATCAGAAGCCATAGTCTTGAATTCTTTTTCGCCAAACTTCTTAATAGCTGCGAGTAGATCTTTCTGTACGCTTTGAGTGAGTTTAGCTTTTTCAGCGTCTGCAGCTTTGATGGGTTGCCATACTCTTTGGTCCCAAGGACCGTTTAATTTGTCACTGTCGGCAGACAGAAGTAAATACTGAGTTCGATCGAGAGTTGTAACTGTAGTTCTAAACGTCTCACCAAACTTCTCAGTCTTAGTCTTCTCTTCAAATACTTCTGTTTTGGACGGATCAAACTGAGGTGACTGAGAAGCGACCTCAGACAAAACTTCAGCATGAGCTTCAAGAGTCTGAACCTCTTTAATCTCAGTAAATTTCTTGTTGAGCTTATTCTTCATTCTAGAGACATGAAGCATGTTTCTTAGAACATCGACAGCTTTTGAGTGTTGCTCGAAAGTCATCTCATTTGCAGACTCTCGAATGTCGGCCAACCGAGAAGGAATCTCTAAAGGTAGGTTCCCGTTAGCGACCTCTTTCTTGAGATATTTTTGATACTGACCCGCTTCACTCGTACCTTTTTGACTTGGGTCAAGATTGAAAATGTCCAATATCTCACGAGCCGCAGACATGTTTCCAGCGTCTTGAAGTTCGCGCATTCTGTCTTTTTTCAGAAGTCGTTTAATGAATCGTTTGTTGCGGTTAACTGTGGCGATTGCAATGTGAGTGTCTTTTGCAAGGTACACGTTCTGAGTTGCTGCTTCTTTGGCAATAAACGCTGCAGTCACATCATTATTTAAAATAGCTTTGACGGCTTTACGTTGAGACTTACGCTCAGCCACTTTATATTGATTAGCGTTTAATTGACCAAGAGTGGTATTGTTAATGACTGTTCGAGATCTGTCAGCAAATTCTTGGCTGCGCTTCAACGGTAAAGCTATAGTCTTAATTCCAAACTTTGTAGCTGCCCATTCTTGAGATTTCATAAACTGCATTTCAGCGTAATGATTGGCGGCTGTTGCCTCATAAGCTTTAATGATTGCAGTCTCGTTTAGGTTTACTGACTCTTTTAATTTTCTACGCAAGTCCGGGTCGCGTGCTTCAGTTCTAGCTTTTGCTACCTGCTCGCGTGTAGGAGTCTGTGAGAGAGTCTTCAATAGCAGACTTCCGTTATTCAAACCCATGAAGCGAGCTGAATCTTCTAAACTGATTCCACCTTTTACAAAGACCTTGTGGGATTTCAGTTGTGGGTCTTTCAAGTAAGATTTTAAATCATCAGGTACAGTTCTAGGGTCAATCGCATAAGGGGAAAAACCTGGCTTCTGATGGGCTTCAGTCATTTCAGAAGTGGTTCTGAAACGTCCTTTATAATCAGGAATTGCTTCAGCATTCTGCATGAATCGATCAACGATTATGATATTTGGACTGTTCTCAGTTCTTGCAAGTTGAGCTTCAAACTCAGCTTCACGAGTAATTTCCATTTGAATATCAACAATTTCATTCATTTCATATTCGGCAGTCTCGTTGATATTGTCGACAACTGTCTCACGAGCTTTACGTTGAGCATCGTTGTATTTTTGGACCACTCCAGGACCAAGGGTCGCTTCAACAGCCTGAGTGAATGTAGGCTGGTTTAAATAGTCATCTTCACCGAAGACATCATTGCTAGGTTCAGTCGTCTCCAAAGCTTGTTTCTGAATTGTCTCGATCTCAGCTTTACGTTCGGGTGTCAAATTAGGTGAACCGAGTTCTGCCAATAATTCTTGTCGTTGAAGGTCAGCCTTATCTCGCTTATCCAAAAGTTCTAAAGCTTGATTTGTATTTGGACCTTCAGGTTTTAATTGAATCAATTGAGTCAGTTCAGGATACTTCTCAGTAAGTTTAAAAACTTCAACTGGGTCAAATGACATCGGAACATTGAGTGAAGCTCTTTCCTCATTCTCAACACTGATTATCTTTCTAATGTCGGCAGCTTTGGTTTCATTGTCTGCCCAGGTTGTTAGAGCCTCTTTATCAATGAAAAACTCTTTAAATCCGCCGCGATCTAAAACCTTTTTGGTTATCTTATAAGTCTCAGAAGGTGAAAGCTTTTTGATCTCAGTCGTATCTAAAACCTTCTTTACCATGTCCAAAGACTGATCTAATTGTAGGACTTGGACAATATCATCGATCACACTAGGTGGAGGAAGTGCTTCACCATCAGGACTTAAAGCCCTTGGAACAATGTCAGACTTGCGACTTACTTGCTCGACCAGTGTATATTTTGGAGTGAAATAATTCTTAGCTTGAGCGAAAGCTAGAGGTGCAGGTACAGCGGTCATTGTACCACTTGTTAAACCTCCAACCACCCCTGATTTTAAGATCTCACCGGATTGAGCTTTCAACTGCTGTGTTGCAGCTACAGCACCATTTATAAATCCAGTCTCAGTACCGTCCCAGTTTCTAGCAAGCTCTTTACTGATGATTTCAAAACTTGTGTCTAAAGACTCACCAACACCGCCGCTCGCCATAGACTCACCAAGATCTGTGAGGATTTTAGCTGTGGCTTTACTGGCCGGAGATTGGAAAAATTGAGCTGCAAGCTTTGGAGTTGCGAACTTATTTAAAAAAGGAAGTGTCCTTGCGACTTTTGCACCGACAAACCCTGAGATAACACCGGAAGCAATACCTACACCTGTGGCAAAATATTTCTTGGTTTCATGGTCGATCTCTTTACCATCTTCCATTTGAAGATCGCCCATTTCACCATAAACGAGAGCCATTTGCTTTTTAGCTGAGTCTACACCTATCGCTAAAGAAGTACCGGCAACAAGTCCTGCGCCCGCACCCGCGAATGCACCTGCAGGAACACCAATAGGACCGAGGGCTACTCCACCAAATGAGCCGATAACTGCACCTGCCCCCGTAGCGGCTGCAATCTTCTCAGAATGTTTCCATACTGAGCTACCTACATCAGCAAGCGCACCTACGACCAAACCAGGCAGTTCTTCACCGAAAGTTAAATCAGGAATCGCAAGCTCTTGTTCTTCAACTTTTAATTCTTCAATTTTGTATTGGTCATCTTGAGTAACTTGATCAGGACTCCACATTTCTTTAAAGTGCAAATCCGCTCGCCTATCAGTAAGACTCTTCAGTCCACCTCGACCTACTTGATTTCCGACGTGCTTGATGACTTTCTCAACATAAGAAAGCTTCTCAACGTCTTTAATCGCAAGTGCAGTGTGCTCAGGAGACTGACCCATGTACTCGGCAACGTCCGGTGTAGCTTCAGAAGGATAGGACATTTTGTCGAGTTCAGGTTTTAAAGCTGCTTTATTCTGTTTGAAAATATCAGGCGCAATATTAAATGCTGGAGCACTGTGGATATTTTCAGCCGCTTCCTGTGGAGTTGAATCAATAAATTGGGTGACTTCTGTAATGTCTTTCATTATTCGGCTTCAGCACTTCTATTGGTTTTTAAATAGTTGTTTCTATATTTTTGATAAGCGGTGGAGTTGATGTCAGGCCAAACTCCACCGTTGTCTCTTCTCCAAGCTTTTCTAACTTCCATTTCCTGCTTTACCGTAGCTTGAGGAATCTTGGCTGCTGGAGTTTCATTTCTAACAATCTGTCTATCATCCAAAGGTTCATATGAAACAGCAGCTTTTTGGATGCCTGAAGGCGGTCTAAAAACTTCATCTTTTGCAATACTCACAGCAAGACTCTTGACCCACTCAGTTCGATCTTTAAGTGACATGTTCGGTGGAAGGTTGTCGAATTGTTCATTGAACTTTTCAGTAGCCTCATTCATTCGAGTCATGTCTCGCTTACCCATACTGGCAGCACCAATGCGAACATAACCCATACCTTGAAGTTGTTTTTTCAATTCCGTCATCATTCCAGACTGCATTCGATTTCGATCAGTATCGGTCTCTTTGTTCGCCAAAGACCACTCACGTTGAGCCCTATTAGACTCTTTCTCACTCAAACCCACTTGAAGTTGAGCAAGATCATTGGCAGTCATACCTTTAAGTTCACCTGAAGCAATAGCGTTGTTTAATTCAAAAACAGCTTCAGGTTCAGAGAATTTGGGTTTAACAACCATCGCGTGAGCAGCTTCTCTGGTTTTCGGGTCAAGCAAAGGAATAAGCCTAGCGACTTTAGGGTCACTTTCAAGTTCATCGATAGTCCTAAAAGGTCTACCTTGTTGTCTTCTCTCAAGGATAGCTCTACCAATAACCTCAGACCGGGTTTTATTGGCAGACGCTTTAGCCTCGTCCATTTGTAGACGAAATGTGTGCATTTTCGCTCGAGCCTTTTCACCAACTTCACCAGGAATCTCTTTGAGTCTTCGCATGGCCTCATCTGGTGCAAGGTTCATTACTTTTTCAAGTTCAATAAAAGCCTGTTGTTCAGCTCCAGCTTCTTTTTGAACTGTGTTTAATTTCTTCTGATTTACAACGTCGATACGATCTTTGTATTTATCCGCAAGCATGTTACCAAGTTCAACCTGCTTTGAATCTTTAGATCGAAGCAAATTTTCAATTGTATTGGTCAATCCTTCGCTTGTCTCTTTTGCAAGCTGCTCTTGAAGTGAAGGTAGATAAGCAATCTTTCCTTCAATTTCAGTAACCAAACCACGCTTTTCACCATACTTGATAATTGTACTTTCAAGATCTTGAAGTTTTATATCAAGTGCTGAAGTGTCCAAAGCTTTTGGGTCCATGAATGCGGTAGCTTCAAACATGTCATCTTTGATGATTGAGATTGTACTGTCAGCTACACTTTTCTCGTAGCGTGAACGTTGAGAGTATTTAGCCTGTAGTGCTCGATCGCTATATTTTCCGTTAGTAAGGTCGAGTTTCTCTTTAACCTTGGTTTTCACCAAGTCATCAGCGTCTTTGTAAGTCTCTAAAATTTCATTGTATTTGCGCTGTCTGTCTTCATCGTATTTTTGATAAACAGGGTCAGGGTTTCCGTCTTGGTCTTTAATTTGCAAAAGTGATTCGTTGGCGGATTTATCAAAATCATAAGCTGCCTTATCTGCTTCAGTATCGGCTGCACTTACCTGATAACCTTCGTACATCCGAGCAGCGCCTTCAACCAAATTCCCTACAGCTTTAGTCTGCATCGCTTGACCGCGACCTAAATCAGGAGTGTTGACTTGAAGTCGACCCACAGACTCTTCAGCTTGTGGTGCAAATCTATTTACTCTTGGAAGTTGAAATGCCACAAATTACCCTTACTTTCTAGCGTATCCCGCAAGACCTGTTCCAACTGCCCCAATAATTGCCGCATTTTGTGTCGCACTTGCATCGTACTCGGCTTGAGCTTTACCCATCGCACCCTGCAGACGATATTGACGAGCTTGCGTTTTGTAACCCATAGCTTGCGCGTGTGCTTGCTCACGAATTTCCATTTGATTAAGCATACCGTTTAATTTGGATTCCTGTTGAAGTTCTTTTGCAGTACCGAAATCAACATCGACATCTTGTGCAGCGAGTGCCACACGTTGAGAACTGATGGTCTGTTTGATCACATTCTCATAGCGTGCAACTTGTTCTTCACCGTTAAGTTTGGCTTCCCATGCGTCGATCTCAGCATATTGAGCATTGAGTTCTGCGATTTCTTTTTGAAGTTCAGCATTGGCTCGAATACTCTCAGCTTGCTGCAAACCGGACAAGATCTGAAATCCTGCCATACCTGCGTATGCGTAAGCAATTGCTGCCATGTTAAAACCCCCATCAAAACGATAAGTTTTTTAAGAACCTATCGCAATATATTTAACTCAGGAATGATGGATAAAATCTCAAAAGGTAGCGGATCTACTTGCCTAAAGCAGATTCTACCGTTGGATTCCCAATCATTCGGAACTGAGACTTCAATGCGTTTAGATTGAAGCGGTTGCGCAGCATTTCCAACATTCCCCAATTCAATATCTTCCGTCCTGGTCTCAAGGTCGGCCATACCGTCAACATAATCGTTTTCAGGGAAAGCAGAACCCACATAAAGACCACGAGTATTGAAAACCTTTACGTTCACTTTTTCACAAATTTTTGATTCTAAAAGTGCAGGTCTTTGTTCAACTGTGTCGATGTCCAGGGTCTCTACGTCGCAAGTAAATGGTAAGCCGACATGAACAAAAGCACCCCGTAAACCATCAGGAATCGTAACTTGTCCACCGCTAACCTCAAGGTCATCGTAGTCCTCAATGTCATTATTTGGCGATGCTTCAACATATCCGTCGACCATAAGAGACACGAGTTTACCGTTTAAATGCGAGAGTCCTGTGAGTGTCGAATAAGTGCGATAAATTGTAATCCCAGAAGCTTCAGCCGATGGGAAAGTCACTGAAGGTGTGACTTTGACTGAGGTTGTACCGGTATAGGTTGTGACTTCTAAATCAATCGCTGCACCTTCAGAATCAAACATTCTAAAAATACTTCCCACAGCGCCAAGGTCTGCACTATTGGAAAAAATAGCGATGTTAGAGGTAAGTGTGAGAGTACCTTCCCAATCCATAGGGTCATCTGCGGTGACGTTTAAGGTTGCACCTGCAGAGAGTTCAGAGTTGTAAGAAACTGCTGAATCCATGCAAACCATCTCTTTGATGTCTTCGACAAAGCGATCAGTTCCATATTCAATGTAACGAACACCATCACGATTAATGACAAAGTAAACGACGCTACGACCATCGAGGTCATTTCTGACAGTGACCGATTCATAAAGACCATTCGTATCGCAGCGACACCATGCCCGCATCTGATGGTCTTTATCGTAAGTAAAACCTGCAGCTTCACCGTCTTCAAAAACAACCCAAACTAAAGGTATTTCTCCACCTTGAAAAGCCCAAGATGTGATCTGTCTACCTCTAAACAAATGATCACTGAATATACTTACTTCATCACCTGGGAAGCCACCTGCCTCCTCCGAAAATATAAGATTACGAACAGTATTGGTGGATTTATCTACGAACAATAATCCACCAGGGATTTCAAGAGGTACAACCTTATCATCAATTATCCAGTTACCTCGTTTTTCCATTCTAATATTGCTTGGGGATAACACTCCACTATTAGAGAAAAGTCCTACTGTAGTGAAAGCAAGTAAATAATTTGCAGAGTCAATCAAGTGAAGGATTCTAGCGTAACCGGAAGTTCCACATTTAAAAACAAGCCCTGACTCATCAGAAAAAGGAAAGTCCCTATAAAAATTTGCAAGGTATCCTGTACGAGAAGCAAAAATTACTTCTTCATATATAGAATCAGAAACAAGAAGTTTCTGTTGATAAAAACATCCGGTTCTTCCTCTAACACCAAGAGATACACTTGTAATTGTACTACCGTAGGCGGCATCTACTGCCTTAATAGGTTGCTGAGTATAATCAACGTCCTCACCGTAATCGATAAAAATTGCACTGTTCCCTGCTACGGGGACCGTTGCCATATACCCATAAGCGATACCCCTAAACGGTCGTCTATATACTCTAAGTTCAGTGATGCCAGTATTTCCAGCGGAGGAAATTGTAATCTCGTTTTCCTCACCTACATTTATTGGTAGTCCACTTGCGGGCGATAATTCTACGGTTGTAAACTCTTCGCCGTTTTTAACCAGTGCTATCGCATATTGAACAGGTTCACCTGTTCCTCCTATTACTCTACCTGACTCTGTAGGTACGGCTGCGAAATTGACCAATCCAACAAGTACGTTTTCAATTCTTGTATCTCGAAATGGGTCTGCAGAATCAAGATCACCAATAACTAATTTTTTAGCGTAATTGTCTTTACAGAAAACATTAACGTAACCTTTTGTCGGAACAAACTGAACATAAGGTAGATCGTCCTCAACCATCGTATGATCGACATCTACATAACTGTTAGCGGTTACATCATGAACACGAGCGTAACCATGCCCCCACTCAATAACATAATCTGTATAAGGAACAGAATAGAGGATACTTTTTCTACTTCCTGAACCGACTGGTGTAACGGTGTGTGTGCCAGACCCGGTAGTTGTAATGTCTATATATGTTCCAGCAGCAACATTAGCGAGACTGGTACAAAGTCTGAAATTTAAACTGCTCGTATAGAGCACATAATAAGTAGTGTCTGCGACTAATGGTGACGGTAAAGTGGTAGTACTCGATACAGTAACGGCATCACCGTCACGAAAGCGATTTGCGGCCACAATCAGTACATCTGAACCTGTATCAGCTGTAAAGTTTATAGCGGTGAGGATTGGGTCACGAGCTTGCAAATATAACTTTTTACCAGCACGCGAAATAATTCGACCAGTTTTTCCAATATGAGCATTTCTTAAAGTTTTAAGTCCTGTTTTATATTTATCAAAAGTTGTTCGCTCGTGCAGAGCTGGGTCAAGTTCACCGGCAGAAAAACTCGCTTGAATCTTCTGAGCCATTACGAAGTCCGTTCTTCGACAAATTCAGACAGTGTTGCGTCGTCGTCGAAGTTGTGATTTTCCATTCGGTCATGCTCTTGAGCCTCAGTCTTAGCAACTACATATCGCTCGCTCAATTGCTTGGTCAACTTGTCTGCACCTTTTCCAGCAATCAAAGGTGATGCCAGTAGTGCCAATTTGTAGGCGATTGCAAGGCCAACGTTCGCACTCAAAGTGGTGAGAGGTACGTCTTTTGGGATATACTCAATGATGATGTCTTCTTGGTTTGTGAAGATAACTTTTTCACCATTATGAATCCCAATTCTTTTTGGGACTTGAGTACTTCTGACATCTTTTAGTTGTTGAGTTTGGATTCTTCGGAAAAAGACACAATCATCAGGGTATTTATATGCGAACAACCAAAGGTCGTTTGGGTCTGTCTCTCGAAGTTCTGCAGTTTTTTGTGCTGAAGTCCCATCTAAATCGAGGTCTTCAAGCGTAGAATAAAGGGCTGTTTCCCAGTGGACATTCAGAGTTTGATTTTCAGGTGAAACATCTGTTTCAGTATCTGAAATTCTTTTTTTTAGGAGCAGTGCACCCAGAGCCAAATTGAAAATTTTAGCCTTTGTGTACATCCTGCTCCCTCACTCATTTAAACTTTTTTCATCCAAGAACCGAGTTTACTTTCATCCGGAACCATAAATTTGTCGCCGGGTGCTCTGCGAACTCGTTCAAAAAAACCTGCGCGAAGAGCAACAACCATAAATGGTCCACTGCTTCTTTTCACCGGTTCAGATTTTGGAGCTACGGCCTTTTCTTCAGAAACGCTAACCTCAGCAGACGCCGAAGCGTCCACTTTTGGTCGTCGTCCAGAAGAAGGAGGTGGAGCAGGCATTGACCCGCTCTGACTCGATTCTTCAGACATCTTACACCGCCGCGTTTACAACTTTAGGGAACGATTTGTACTTAGCGATTTCATCGGAAGGTACAAGGTAAACGTCCAAAGTTACTGTGGTAGTACCACCAGTTGAAGTATTGCGGAAGCCAATGTGAAGTTGGTCCATAACACCTTTTGGAATTGGAATTTCATGAACACTTCCAACGGTCAAATCTGCCGCCAAAATAGTCGTGCTCGCCAAAACTGCCAAATTGGTTGTCAAAGCTGTGTTGTCAGCTTGAACAACTTCCATTGTGTGAGTAGAACCTGCACCGGCAGCAACAGTCGGAACAATCAACAATGACATTTGACGGCCAATGCTGAGGTCCTGAGCAGCTGACTGCTTTTGGTACGAATTTGCTGAAACTGTTGCGGCACCAGTGAAAGCCTGTGCAACACACAGTTGATTTTGAATATCAAATCTCATTGAGAAATCTCCTGTTAAATTGTTTCAAAACTTAAGCGACCCGGATTTCTCTAGGTCGCATTTTATTCAATTACACTACTCGATCTTCTGTGTTCAACAGAGCATCAGAGCGACGAACTGGATTACCCAAGAACATCAAAACTGGTGAACCTTGATAATTTTGGTAGGTAATTCCTGCGCCTGCACCAACTGCAGTCAAAGCTTGTTTGTGCAAGAAAGCTTCGATTGTGCGGTTAACATACCAAACACCGCGACCGTTTTGTGGATTGTGGATTTTATAGTGACCGCTGATCATAAGGTCGATCAAGTTCGCAGCTCCAACACCTGACAGCAACAAAGCTGGGTCGATGTTAGCGATACGGCAAGCTTGACGATAATCTTTTACGACCAGACCATGATCGATTTCAAATTGCTCTTCGTAACCGTAGAAAGTTCCGGCATCACCATTTGAATCAAGACCTGCGATTTGAACCAATTTACCACCCGCAGAGCGGTCAGTACGTTTCAAACCTGCTTGAGTTCCTTTTGGATAAACTCCGAAAACTGACATTGGACCCCAGTGAACCAACAACATTGAGGTGTTGTCGCCACCAGTACCGCCTGCATCGACGACTTGTTTTGAAGTCTCTTCAGAAGCATTTACTGTTGAGTAAATATCCATGAAGCCTGCAGATTTCAAAGTTGAAGCTTGTGGAGATCCGTAGATGGTCAAAGCAGCGTGCTCGATTGCTTGAGCTTGGATATGACCCATTGCTTGATTCCATCGGTTGAAAGCGATGCGGTCTTTACCGCCGCGAGCTGCAACAGCTTCGTCCATTTGAGATTTGGACTCGAAGTGAGAAGCAGTAAATGTGCGCTCTTCGATAGTGGTTTTAGAAGCAGGAATCGCTTGATTCGCTTTACGGTAGTAAACCGCAGGTAAAGCTGAACGGATACTTTCCTTGTGGATTGTACCTTCATTCATTTCCATGTAAGGAATATCCATCAGCATTGGATTTTCTTGAACAAGAACCTCCGCAACTTTACCGATCTGAATATCTTTACCTTTCGCAACATCTGCGAGCGTGACTAATTTTGTACCTAGAGCTGACATTTTATTCTCCCGTTAAGGTTTTAGATTTTAAGTATAAAAGCTCAAATGAGCGTCTTCGCTTGATTCAATTTTCTTTTCGGCAATTGTTGGCTCACCTTGAATCATTTTTTCAGGTTTATAAAGTTTCGAAGCCAGTTGTGCCAAATCGCGCATAACATAAGGAGGCAGCATCGACTTACGTTCTGTCAATGCTTTTTTTGTCTCAGGCATAAATTCAGAAAGTACCTTTTCGGCCATCATTACGTTCTTATTGAATTTGTCACCGCCAAAAGTCGGGTCTTTACGAAGTTCGCTGTCCCATTTACTTTTCACGGCCTGCACTGCTTTTTCTTGGGCCGCTTTATTATCTGCTAAAATTTTAGCAGCGGCCTTAACTTCAGCAAGTTTTTGGTCCAAAAGATCTTGAGCTGCTTCTTTTGGAAGCTTGTGCTTGAGCGCGAGTTCTTTAATTTTGGTGACTTCCTTCGCATCCAAATCTTTAGCTTCAAGTTCATATTCAAGTTTTACTTCAGGTTCTGGTGGTGGCGCCGCTGGAGGGTCAGGTTGAACTTCAGGTTGAGGTTCTTCAGTGTATCCACTTACTGGGTCTTTAATCTCTTCAACGACTTCATCTGCTGGAGCGTCAGCTTTTTTCTCTTCAGGGGCAGCAACAGACGGTTCAACAGCATAACCAAATTCATCAACGTCGGATACTGCTGCAGCTGGGGGTGGTGTTCCACCTGCAGAAGAACCCTCTTCAGGGGCTATGGCTTGTTCAAACTTAAGTAAGTTCCATGTTCTCAACATTTTTTTCCTTCTCAATCTGAGCTAAAGTAGCTCCGGCAAATTCAGGACTAGCTTGAGCGACAATTTTGAAAATTGAATTGCCTGCTCGTAAAAATCCTAAACGGTCATGCAAGAACTCACCAGATAAACCTATTGGTGGCGCTTCGCCTACATCAAAATTCTTGAAAAGATATTTGATAAAATCTTTTCCCGGCTTGGTAGCAACGACCGCTTGAATCGCCATCAGAACGTTATGGTGTTCATAACGTTCCTTTGCTTCCTGATTCAATTGGTCGATTTTACTACTCAAAGTGTCCTCTTAGTTTACGTCAGTTACAACGCCATTGTGCGCGATAACTGCCCACAAGTTTGCGCCGATAGCTTCCAAAGTTACAGAAGAACCGATGTCAGTGATACGAATCGCATCACCTGCCGCAGGTGTAATGGTAGCTCCTGAAGAAGTAACATGTGCAATTTGGTCAGTACCATCTGCAGGATTGATGTCAAAGTCGTCAGCTGTTCCAGCAATAAAGGTAAGTCGGCAACCTAAAACTGTCGAAGCTTCAGGGAGTGTCATTACATCAGCACTGTTTGAAACAAGTGATTGACCACATTGAGCTGCAGTGATGGCCGCAGTTGTAGAAGCCGTTTGAAGTTGCAAGAAGCCGCTTAAACTGTCACCACCATCACCAGTGATTCCACCAGTCAAAGTCATATCGCCGTCAGCAGCCGCAACAGTAATTTTAGCAACTTGTGAACCTGAAGCGTCATTGGAAAGAGTGAAAGAGTTGTCTGAAGCAACAGAACCTAACAACCAGTCATCGCCGTTGTCGTCTGATTCATCGGCTTTAAGTGTGATGTTTGCGTTGGTAGCTTCAAAAGCCACAACGTTTACATTGGCTGCGGCATCATCAAAACCAAAGCTGATTGCATCGGTAGCATTTGTAACTGTCTCGCTGTCAGCTAAAGTCAAAACTCCCGCTGTAGAGATTGTCAGTTTGGCAACTTGAGCACCTGAAACGTTATTGCTAAAGCTTAAAGCGTTTCCAGAAGCTGCTACAGTTGCTGCCCAGTCATCACCGCTGTCATCGGAATTATCCGCTGCCAAAGTGAAAACGATGTCTGTTGCATTCGCTGCAGTCAAACTTACGTTTCCTGCCAGGGTAGGCGAAGAAATCATACTGAAGTCATTTCCAACACGCGAGCAAGTCAGGCCGGAACCGCACTTAATCGAATTGAAAATACCTAAATTCGTGGTCGATTGATACCCACGAAAGCCTGCAATAGCGAGTACGCTAAAGAGTAAAATTGCGACGGTAAGCGTGATTTTTTTCATTTTAAACCCTTTCGTTTAAAAGTTTATTTTTTAACTTGTTGAGCTGAAGCTACGTCTTTCATCGCCCCTGCGAGGGCCGGTGCAGTTTCGTTTAACATCTGCTCACGTTGGGCCTGTCTCATGGCCTTCTCGCGTAACGCTTCGACTTTTGACTGAGGATTATTAAGTCCAGCTGGTAAAAATAAACGGTCTTCATAAATATCTGCCAGCTTGTCCAAATTCATCTTGTCAAAAATCGCAGGTTGTATCTGTCCAACATTGGAGACCATTTCGACATACCTGTCAATAACCGGCAAATCGGCAGCTTTTTGGGCTTGAGCAAAAACAGAGATATACTCGGTCCTTAAACTCTCACCTTGAAGACCTTCAGGAATTGGCGGAAGGTAGGGGTCTTCGTCCAGTACATAGTCCATAATCAATTCAATCACCGGTGTATTGTGGGTAAAATTGAGACTTTGTAGGTTTGGTCCAATGACCACTTGTTGTTCTTGAATCACCGCATTAGTTTCAGTTGCTGTTCTCGTTTTGGGATTACGACTCAAATACATTAAATAGTCAGAATAGTAAATTTTGTCGACCATTGCCCGAAGATCATTAACATCCAAATTCAAAGTAGCGATCGCCGGATTTATTTCAAAAATCTTTTTCAGTCCACCCGCTGCCATAGATTGCGCGTCCATTGGGACATAGGAGTTGGGGGCCGTACTGATGTACGATTTTCTCAAATTAGCAGGGCCTTGAACTGCCGGTTTCAACATCTGATCTAGCGCGATGTCTTTACCGATAGCTTTTTTATTTAAGGATTTAATTAAACCGAGGGCATCAAGTGTCGGCCCCTTTTCTCCATATTCAAAATTATCAGAGTTCTCAGAACGGCCAACAATGAAAGGCTTGCGTTTTGAGGCGCTGATTTTCAAAAATGTGGAATCGTGATTTGGGTCTTCAACACTGCTCGCACTGAGTTCAGCAATTGTACTGTAACTCTGAGTTGAACCTACTTCGTAAGTCAGTGAGAGCCACTTCTTGTTCATCAGTGCTTCCGGCATTTCCGGCTTAAACATAGAGTTTGGTTTGATTTGGTGAACTACATCAATTTTGTGAGTGTAGTTTCCTTCTTCGTACATTTTTCGCACATGAGAGCTGAAATTGGACCAGTCCCATTTTCCGTTTTTCTTCTTACCGTAGGCGTCTACCAAAGCTTTAACTGTCAGAGTGAATTCACGAACCAGACAGTCAGCGATACCTAAATTGTTATTTAAAATGTAGTAGCTTCCAGGAGTCAGATTGTGGAAATGAAGACCTGTCTCTAACTCATCAACATAATAAGCACCGCAATTAAAAACACCGTAGTCATAATAAAATTGTCCTGCAGCATGGTAGAAATTTGAAGTTGAGAGTGCAGTCAAAGTGCGTTCTGTGAATTTCTGCAACCATTCCCTATTTGCCGGAAAGCGATTAACATCAGAATCAGAATGAGCAATACGATACCATGGTCGAGAAGCTGAAGTGTTACCTTCAAGAAATCCTGCAACATACGATCGCAACGCTAAGATGTGAGTGGCGTCGACTATGTGCTGATTGAGTCTCTTACCCTCTTCTTGTGCAAGCAGAACGCGAGTCCTATGAGGTAGCGCCCAGCGACCACATTGAATCCAAGACTCTTTGACTTTATCAAATCGCTCTTTGGTTTGATGTCTTAAATATTCACAGTCACGTTTTGAATAACTCATTTATAGTCCTAAGAAATCACGGGTCATTCCCGCTTCAGCTTGTCCCAATAATTGAGATCGCTGTTGTGCACTTACTGAATTGGTAAGAAGACCAGCTTCAACAGATGTCTGAACATCAAGTCGCGCCTTCCTAGCTTTCTGATCTGCCATGTCTTGCCTTCTCGCTGCAGCTTCAGCTGCAACCGCATCTTTCGCGTCCATGTTGGCTTTTCTGGCTTGATTTCGACCAGTAACTTCACCAATACCCTCATCAGCCGCGCGAGTGGTTACACCGGCCCCAAATTTACCATCCTCGTAACCGACGAGACCATAGGTTAAATATTGAGTTCCTACGTTAATGACATCATCTACAGTTCTAATTCCTGTAGCGTTACTGACTTGATCAGTGACTCTCTCTACCGCTTTTCGTGGGTCTTCACACATTGCATTCTCCAAAGAAAACTGTCATTGGTTTTGGGAATTTCAAAGCGCCGCTTTTTTCAAAACGTTTAATTGCCGGAACCTCATCCATGACAGATACGAAAGCATCATAACCAAGAGATTTTGTGACGCTTTTTAAGTTATTTACAAGATAATCAACGGCATCTGAGGAAAAAACTTTATCGCAAAATGGATTTCTCGTAATAAAAAGAAACATGCAAAGCTTTGAACCGAGTATCGGATAAACCATTATTGCTGCCCCTAAAACTCCGTCTTTTTCAACAGTTGCGATATTTTCGCAAAGTAAAAAATTAGGAAAATGTGTGTGGTAATGACAATACCACTTAAAATATTCTTCCCGTTCGGCTTCGGTCATAAGTCGAATTTGCATACAACCTCAATGGTTTCGGTAACATCTCAATAAGTCAATCGTATAAATCACCGTAAGCGTCATCCTCTTGATACGAGGGTTCATGGTCGGGCATTTGGTAGGCACCCTTTCCAATCCCTTTATTCATCGGGTCGGCGTGCATGTCATTGTCCGGCAGGCGCTCCAGAATAGGCCGAGCAAATCCTAAAACCAGACCATCGGCAATGTCCGGCGATGACCCTACTCGAGCTTTAATCTCGAGTTTCGGTTCCGCCAATTTCTTCATATTTATTTTGTGGCGTCCACCTTTGGTCCAGCAGAGCTGTTTACGAATGTCATCAATCCAATGCTTCTCACGCGCATCGATCACGGCACTTTCACGAAGCCACTTCTCAGTCTCGTAGTACATCTGTGCGCGAAGATTCGCATACTGCGAGTCCTTAAATTCCGCAGCATCATTTGGTGAAGCTGCAAATGAGACCAGTTCCCAATTAAATTTGTGCTGATTATTTGCTAAAGTTTTAAGTGCTGTTCCTTCACCCTGATCTATGAAAACCGCATCGATCGCAAGCTCTCTCTCCCACTGACAAAGCTTATTGAAAGTGTACATGTGATCTTGTCCAAGGGATTTATCAAGTCTGTATCGCTCAAGCAGTCTCGCATAATTACCTTGGCGAAACCAAATCACCGTCTCATCGCCGCCTGTCCAAGCAGGGTCACACATGAGTATGGCTGGAAGCATCTGCACTGATGTTACGTCGAATTTCGCCGCTCTCTCAATGGCTTGAATGACAAGCTCTTGTGTGATGATAGAGTCTTTGGAAGTCTTACGCGGAAGTCCTCGTACACGAACCCGAAAGTCATCATGGTCCTCATTCCCACCACACTCTGTAAGCCACGCCTCGATTTGCTTCGGGTCAACGTGACTCATTGTGCGCGTATCAATCCTTCTGGAATTCCATATTGGTGATTCCATGTTCTGCTCAAACTTACTCTCAGGGTCATCCGAGTTCCCGAACGCCATCCATATCTTTATCGTATCTTTGTCCGTCATGGCACCAGATGCGTATTGCCAAATGACTGCAGGAATACCGGGCGCTTCCTCAAATATATAGAGGATTGCATGTCCCTCATTGTGGAGACCGGAAATACTGGCCGGATTCTCTTCACTCCAAGTCACTGAGTCCAGTCGCCAAGTCTCAGCAAGCTTAGGGTCTCTGGCTTTAATACTCTGTCCGAGCTTCTCGAAAAAATGCTCACTGTACCGGGCATGTCTGTACCATTTGTCATACTCAGGCCAAATGATCGAGTTCATCTGTGGTTGAGTATTGGCAGTGATGCGCCCTCGTACTCGCTGCGTGTACATGAGCATGAAATACGTCATTGCTCCAAAGGATGTCTTTGCGGCACCATTCCCGGAACTGACAATGAGTCTGTAAGCCTCGTGACGAGTGGCAGGGTCAGAGAGGTGTTTTGAGAGCTTAGCCCACTCTTCCATTTGCCAGTCGTAGGGTTTTTTAAACTCTAACTCATGACCCTTTTGACCGAATGGGAAAATAATGTAGACCAATTTACAGAAGTCATACCTGTTCTCGTCGATCAACTCTTTAAATAGTGCTAACTCATCTTTATTTATCAATGCTCGCTCTCCTTTAAATATGCGGGGTCTATAAAGGAGGCGAAACTATTTTGCTCCTCGCACTGTGGACATTGGAGTCTAAACAGTTGTGTGCTTGCCTCGATAGTTCCAATCCATCTATGAAAGCAATTCATACAAAGTGCCAATATCACAAACCTCTCAGGCTTGGTTCTATACTTACTGAAGTCGATGACATTACTCACTGTCATCCTCTGGCTCTGGAAGTGCCACTGGTGGGGCGACATCTCGCATCTCCAATAACCTATCCTCTGCACGCTTACGAGACTCGAGCAGCACGCTTGCCATGTTGTCAGAAATACTATGCTCGATTTTTTTATTCTCTTTAAAGATATTCTTCTCACGTCCAAGCAGCTCGACTGCTTTCATCTTATCCCAAAGCTCAACCTCTATTATGCGCCCACTCACAACCCGCATTCCATTCGGGTCAGTGTCATAGCAATTCTTCACTTTGAATTTCCTCACCGCACGACGAGTCTCTGGTGACAGCTCTGAGAGCTTCTCTTTATATGTTCCATCTGCGTTCTCAAACTCCGCGATGTCGACATTTGCGACTTCTATCACCTTCTGAACCACATCATGAGCGTCGTAACCGTACTTATTCAGAGCCAAGTCTGTGATCTTATTTATCGCCTCGTAAATGTCAGGTCTACGCTTAAGCGACTGACAGTCACGATACGAGAGACCTGTCTCAGCCGCCACTTGTCTCAAGTCTCTGCTTACTAGGTAAGCGTTGATAAATCTTAAAATATTCGGGTCTTCTCTATGCTGAGGCCAAAGTGTAGTGGACAAAATAATAGAGATGTCACTGGTTGGAATTGTGGTCGCTTTATGTCCTGGGGGTAAAGGAATGCTCATAGTCCAACTGTGTGAGTGAGTCTTATTATATGTCAATAAAAAGACCCCGAGGGAGGTTTTCCAGCCTTCTCGGGGTCTAAGGGTTTGGAGGACCCAAGTGATCGCATCAGGGAATGTGACTGCTTAATTAAATTGTCGGAGCAGAGTGTTACATAGTGAAGTCGAGAAAAAGTCGAGACGGTACTCCGTCAGTCCTGCGCATGAGTGCCAACTGGAACCACCCAGTAAACAGATGGCAGCACATGGCAGGAATATTAGGATATGCTAACACCTCTATATAATAGTAGACCAGTTCGCTCACAACCAAAGACCGGCGTACTAAAGTGCCCGGGAGTTCTGAATTATGTTGCATAGTGTTATAGGAATAACTACCTAGTTGACAGAAGCATACTTGCATGAGTTACGCAATTTTATACGAAATCATATAATTTTAAAGTTATAAAAAAAAATTCTACAGGCGCTGTCAAAAAAATTTTTGCGAAACGTGTTGGTGGAAAACTACAAAAATATAAATTTCGCAAAAATTCTACTGGTGGAAAATTACAAAAATTTTTGATTCGGCCTTTATAAAAAAAATAAACTTTTTCAATTTTTGTGCGCCCCCCTTCAAAATCTTTTTTCAAATTTAAAAAATCAAACAAACAAACTTCATTCAATTGGTGGCACTGATACCATTGAAACAAAGCGCTGCATTTTTAAATGAATCAAACAAACTCATGCGTGGGCCTCACACTCGAGCGCACACTCACCACCTCGCACACAACGCTCGAGCGCTCAGCTGAGGCGAGTACTCCTCAAGTCGAATATAACGAGGCCTCTAATCGCCTCACCACGGGCAATCTGAAGGGTGAGGCATGGTTAGGCATACCCCAGACGCCGGTCTAGTATTGATGCAATGCCAAAACATGATTTAAGTATTTAATTTTATTAGGGAATATCGAAAATGAGTGTGAATTTTTATGTTAAGATTTTATTAATTATATTGACTATCCAAAACTCTTAATGTAAAATGTTAGTTAACTTCTAACACGAAGATGTGTTGAGAAAACCCTGCGAAGCCGGGTTTTTCAATCACACTTCATAAAGTCTATCTCACTAATATTTTAGTCTCGTTGCCTCGCGTCAGCCTCAAATCGCATATATTCGAGCCCATAATTAAGCCATACTTCAAGCTATTCATTATAATTATATATAATTTAGCTATATTTTACATAATTAGTAAAACATTGGTTGTTTTGTCTTGCTATTTTAGCAAACAATGTTTATGATTATAATATAAGCGCACCGATGCGCGTTAACTGACTTGGATGTCCTTAATTAAAGGATAAAGTATGAAAAAATCAAACAAAGCCATCTTATATGTTGGTATCGTTTTAGCGATGCAATTCGCATCCGATGCATTCGCAGTCACCTATTGCAATCCAGAGCGCTCAAAACCTTGCGGTGGTGGTTGCATCTCTTTAGACAAGCAGTGCCGCACCAGCTGGACAACTGCGAAGTCTGGAGTGAATCCAAATAAAGCGGGTAAAAAAGCCTATTCGACTCCCACGTTCGTAGATAAAGCGCCAACTAAATAGATAAACACCGCCACGGACGGCTTTAACACTGGAGATATATATGATTGAAGCCATTTTGATAGTTCAATTTTTCATGACTTTTATCGTGATGGTGCAGCCATGAGCGAACGTCACGCAATCGAGCGCGTAACTGCGCTCGTATTCATTGGACTTTTCATCTGCAATTTACTGGTGATGGTATGAGACACTTAGTCGACGTGTTGGCTTTGGCATTCGAGTACAAGCGCCAAAGACATGAAGTTTTAAAACAGTCACTCTGTGAAGAGATAAAAATAGTGAGAGGATATTTGGCCGCTGTCAAAGGTGGCGCTTTTGACTATCTAAACTCATATCCTTGCGGCTATCAGGACGCGCATGGCGACAAGGTTGACAGGATGTTCGATCGCTTTGAGGCGCTTAAGGTGGCTTATGATTTACAAAAAGGCAACACAAAGCGATTCAATCGCATCGCCAAACTTATAGGAGAGTACTGACTATGAGCGCACGCAAAAAGACAGCTGTTGAATTGGCTGCGGACTTCATCAAAGGTCCGCAGCAGCTTGGAATGAAACCGAAAGAGATTTTAAAAAGGTATTCAAGCCGCGAGATATATCAAGCGGCATTGCGTGCCGGAATGAAGCCACCATTGCGCGTGCTTCAAGGTGGACGCTTATGGTGAGACCAAAGACTGACGTTGAACGAGTCGTGGCATTAGTCGGGAAATATGGACTGCATATATGTTGGGGATTAGCGCCTAATCCGTTCGGGTTTAGCTTTGAAGCCACTGGAAACAAGCGCCTAGACAAGCGCTTGAGTGACTTGCTGTTTAGTATCGATTGCAGTCACCGAGAGTCTGCGAAGCTTAGAAAGGCTCTCTATGGATAAGACTGTAAAGCTTAACCGATCAGACTCCCCACTGACGCTTGAATTCACTGGTCGATACACTCCAGCGACTCCAGAACATTTTTGCAATGGTCACGGTAATTGGTTGCCGGGAGATGCTGCCGAGTTTGACGTCGAAGAGACGCGACTAGGTGGCATGTTGGTCACTGGACGCATTGAAGCCATTTTAATAGAGGAATTTTACAACGAAATACTAGAGGAGTGTTTGAAATGAACTTAGAAACGTTAAATAAAATAATTAAACAGCTTGAGAATACAGTCAGTCAGGACGCAACGAGATATCATCTTGGTTGTGTCGAGATCACGAAAGATTTAATTCAATCGACTGACGGCCATATCATGGTACGAAACAAAATTCAAGATGAGGCGCTTAAAAATATCGACAAGGCTTACATTCACCGGGACATGCTCCCATATCTTAAATCAGTCGCAAAGCTTCACAAGCGCATGTCTATAGTGCTGAGTGAATGCGGAGTCCATACAATTACAATTGACGGCAAGCTTGTGACTGAGAAGGATAAAATTAAATACCCTAATCTTGATCAATTTGTCCCTAAACACATTGAGACCGCTTCAATTGGCATCGATGCCAATTTACTTTATAAGCTGGTCGAGACTTTGAAGGTTCAAAAACGTCAGCACTGTAAACTCACTTTTAAAGTTACAACCAATAAGTCTAGCGACGGTAGAATTTTAAATTTTGTTTTGGATAATTGCAGCCCGTTTCAAGTCACGACCGGGACAGATGACCTTGGTATAATTATGCCAGTGAGGATATGATAATGAGACTAGATGACTCAAATTTAAATGAAGGCGTGCACCCTTGTAAAAAAGTTTATGTTCGTTGCCAAGGTTTAAAGCGACGAGATAAAAAGATAAAAAATCATAATTTCATTGTTGGTTTTTATCATCCAAATGCGTTGATGAAAGACTGTGAACTTGATGCGGTGGCAACAATTAAAGAAGAAATGAAAACCTTAACTAATCGTAACTGTGAGATTTCAATTCAAAACTATACAATTGAAATAAAAGACAATATGCGAATCGAAAAGTTTTCTTCCAATGATATTTTTGACGCTGAAAAGAAAGTTGTTGAGGTGATGTTTTGAACACTTATGAAGCTAAAAAAGCCGCTCGAATTGAACGGCTTGAAAGGCGCATCGAGCGCCTTGAAGCCTTTTCTAAAGGTAAAGATTTAAGCATGTTTGGTGAGTCTCGCAGTGGTATTCCATTAGGACAACCAATAATTGTAGGACATCACTCAGAGCGTAGGCACCGCAGGCATTTAGAAAGGATTGATAGGATTGTCCGGGCAGGATACGACGCTCAAGCTAAGGCTGCGCAATTAAAGCAGCGCATTTTTGCGATCAATGAGAATAAGTCCATAGCTTCGGACAATCCTGACGCATCTGACTTGGTAACAGAGAAGATAAAAAAACTAGAGGCGCGATTAGAATACGTCAAACGACTAAATAAAGTTTTATCAAAATTTGAAACGATTGATGAAGCTTTGGAAAAATTAAAAACACAATCTGATGGTGACTCTGTTTATCTTACAGTTCATTTAGAGAATCAAAAACATTGGTATGCATCCCGAAGAATTGGACTATGGTATTTTAATACTACAAACCTAGGCGCAGAAATCCGACGCTTGAAGAAACGACTTGATGCGCTTTCAGTAATTCAGTCAGAGTTTACACCTTTTGAAATCAACGGAATAAAAATCGATCTAGTTGACGGTCAGATACAAGTTGAATTTCCTTACAAGCCAAACGAAGCAACCAGAGAGAAATTAAAACGCAGTCCTTTGGCTCTTAAGTGGTCTAGCTATTCTAAAAAATGGGTTCGCAAACACACTGAGACAACGTGCGGTCAATATTTTCAAACAGAACTGCGCAAGGTTTTAGAAGTGGCGGCAGAATGATCATTCATCAATTAATTTTGCACGACTTTGGAAATTTACAATTTCAAGTCTTGGCCGAGTCTGACGATGCATCGACGCTTTTAGAAATCTGCGACAATATTAATTTTTTGATGGCGAAAGCAGGTCAGTCAAAGACTTTTGTTGCTGAGATTAACGAATTAGAATTGCAAGACTTTCCGGGAGAGTTAGAACATGAGTGAGAAGCTTTATTTTACAGAAGTCGAATTGGTTGAGATATATTTAGCAAAAAATCACGTTGTCGATAGGCAAGCGGCGATTGCAGGTTATGTTGAGACTCCGAAAGGTTTTATTTGGTTTACTGACTGGCAGGTTTTAAATGAAAACACTCGATCAAGTAATTAAAGACGCTCTTAGATTTCACACAAATCCGCAGAATGCCGCCGAGTCACTCTATGAGAACGTTAGGGATTTTGTCGCTGATAAAATCATCGAATGCATTCCGCCGGACTCATCACTTGACGAGAATAAAATAATGAAGGATTTATACAGGAAATTGACCGTTAGAAAGGTTGTGACCAATGAACCAAAGCGTAACTAGGAAAGCGTATCTGAGATTTAAAGGGAAAATGAAAGGTGAGGAAAAACCTAGAAGTTTTATGCCAATTTTCACCTTATCAAATACTCCAACAAAGTTTGAATTGAACGAATTAGAGCAGACCATCGAACAATGGACCGATTCAACTTTTGACGAAATCCATTCTCCTGTGTCGGTGAATATTTGCGAAACTATCGATGAAGTCGTGAATGGTCTCTCTGTACATTATACGAAAAGTCTTTTTAAAACTGAATTTTTCAGTGAAGCTTTTAAAATTGAAGAAGACCCTGTCGAAACACCAAAACAAAAAGAAAGTCAGCAACAATACACTGAAGAAGAAATGAAAAATTTTGAGAAACGTAGACAAGTTTTAAAAGATTATTTAGGAGAGGATTACGAAGAATGAGCCGATATAAAAAGACAAAAGAAGAATGGCCAATGAGGACAATTCAAGGAATGGTCCCTAAAAGTTATTTTACTAAACTTAAAAAACTTTCTATTGAGCAAAAAACCCCATTGACTCATTTAGTGGCAAGGGCTTTAAAGAATGAATTCGATTGTGGGAATCCTTTTGAATATAAACAGCCGGACATTAAAAAAATAACAAACGAAGAAGGTGATGCTGTTTTGACAGTCGATTCTCACACTCTTTTTAACTATATTAGAAAACACCCTCAACTTAGCTTAGAGCAGCACATTATGCTTAAAGAAGACATGGGTTTTAACGGCTCAGATGATCAATTAAAGTCGGCTTATGGTCTACTTTTAGGTTTGGAAGTTGTTGAAGAGTATTATCCTGCTGGGGCTCACACTAATTTTCCTGAGAATTATCGAAGAGTGAGAGTTAAAGGTTTAAATGAGAAAAAAATAAGAAATAAAAAAATACCTGGACCAAAATACAAGGCTCTCGACTATGAAAAATCTCCACTCCACGAGGTAGACGATGAAACCTAGTGAATTTGTTGCATTTAGAAATCGTTTAGGTCTATCACAGACTGAAATGGCACAACTAATTGGAGTCACTTGGCAAGCTGTTCACTATTGGGAAACAGGTCAACGTAAAATATCTTTGACAGTCGTTAAGGTTTTGCGTTTGATCAAAAAATATCCACAGCTTTTAGAGGAGTTTTAATTTATGACCGACGAATACACAACGCTGCCGAATCACTTACAGCCGAGGGATGGGATGGATAAACTTAATCATTACATAGCTAGAACGATTGAGCATATTCATCGCGTTCAAAAGAATATGGTTTATCTAACAACCAATTGTCGAGCAAAGCTAGAGCTAAACAGAGAAGATTGCAGACAGCTTTTATTCAACGTGATGAAGCATGACCAGAGTAAATTCTCTGTCGAGCAGTTCGAGCCCTACATTGAGTTGACTGAATATTATTTTCAGCGAAAAAACCTTAAAAACCTAGCTTATGAATACCCAGAAGGCGTTAAAAAGAAAGTGGATGAAGCTGTTATCCACCACTATAAAAATGAGAATCACCACCCAGAAATCTTTGAAGGAACAATTGGGAAATGGTCCAAACTCGAAGCCATAGAAACAGTTTGCGACCTTCAAGCAATGGCTCAAGAGTTTAACGAAGGGACTTGTCGAAGCTACTTCGAGAATGTTTGGAAAATGAAAGAATCGAAATACTTTTACGACGACTTCAATTGGGTTGAGGTGACTGCATGGATGGATGCGGCGATTAAATGTTTTGAAAGACACGAAGCACTTAACAAGATCGGGGCGGAGTAGATGGAGCACGAAAAAACACAAGATGCGCGATTTTTAGAATTATTGTTTTTCATGGTTGGCATGCTTATATTTTTTAGGAATGAACCCGCGTGGGTTCCTCTTGTTGGCGGATTTTTTGTATGGATTGGAATGAAGTCATGACCCCAAACCCGGGCGAGGCGGACGAGAAGGCTGCGGAGAAGTATGCGTACAGCTATAGCTTAGATAGAGTAACCCATGAAATTATTAAAAACGCTTTCATTGCTGGTCGTGAATCAGGAAGCGCCCACCATAAAGCGCAAACCGAGGGGCTGGTGAAAGAAGTTGAATGGGTTTTAGAGAACTGCGAGTTTCTTACTTATGAGCCTGTCGGTGGCGACGGTGCGCCAACTGGTTATTTACCATTTCCATTTGAACCAGTAGCTCTACGCAAAGCCCTCGCAGATTGGCGGGGGGAGTGAGCAACGCCGAGGCATGGACAATCGTAGGATTACAAATATGGAATTGCCTGAAATACGTATTGCCGCCAATATTTTGGTTTTTGTCTGGATATTTATTTTCTGAACCAGTTTCAGATCTAAATGGGCCACCATACGAACTTTTACTATTTTTCTTTGCGATCGCACTAACATTTTGGAGCTATCAATGACCGACGACAAGATTAGAATCAATAAAATCACAAAGAGTGATGGGTCAGAACAAATATTCGATCCGCCAATTGAACTTGGTCACGAAGCCGCGCCAATGCTAGCGAAGGTCGAGAGGCTTGAGAAGCAATTAGCTAGGGCGAAAGAGTTTCTATGTACCGAGACAGAAGATTCGCTTTTGATTACACATTACAACGCCGAGATTGAGGCTATAAAATAATTGAGGCACACGCGCTCATAACGTAGAGGTGGACTTGCCCGAGATGGAAGGGCCTTGTTTTGCAAAGACCACTAAGTGTGCCTTATTTTGAATATGTATTATAATACATATTACCTTAATTCTCGTCCATCCATATCAGTCACAATTAATACTCTATCCTTCGAAAGGACATCAGGGTTTGGCATTTGCGTGATTTTCTCACCCATGTGACCAGTGTATTCAAGTGCAGTAAGTGCACGCTTGATGCGATCTTGGCTCATTGCCCCTGCACAATTCATAAAGTGACCAATCACTACTTTTGCGGTCGGATATTTATCTTTTTCACGTTCTTGTTTGATAAATGTAAAGATGCGATCGGTGTCAGCTAATTCTTTTTCTAATTCACGAGTTTTTTGCAGTGACAGACTCAATCGACTAAACAGATAACCGTCTCGAATAATTAAAAAATGCTTGTTTAAAAGTGGACTGCCGTCGCTGAATTTATTTATCACACAGACCATTGCAGTCTTGTCGCCCATGATCTCAGTACCGGTCATTTCAATATATTCTTCAGGTGAAATACCACGCATTACTCGAGCTACACGAGAGTTTGAAGGCAGTCCTGAACCGCCACGTCCTGCAAATTGAGTGATGTCCTTATTCGCAGATGATGATTTACCCATGTGATTGATCATTTCAACGCAAGCCTTAGACCTTTCACATAGTTCACTCATGAACCTTGTGACGGCCTTATTCATATCATTGAGTCCACTCTCACTTCCCCAAAAACTTGAGATCGGGTCAAACACGATGAGTTTTGGTTTTATATCATCCACTGCTTGCATGACTTTTTCGAGTGCATCACGGTTTGGATACAAAAATCCTTGTTTATCTTTTACGATAAGACAGAGATCAGCGTCTTTTTTAATTACGATTGATTGTAAAACAGTATCGACTTTAAGTTGAGCTTCTGGAGTGCCGTCAAAGAGTCCCATTTGTTTCAACATCGCGCCAAGCATTGCAGCGAGTTTCTCAGCGGTATCTTCACCAGTGATGAACAATGTTTTACCACGTTGAACACAATCAAAACCTAAAAACCGTTCACCCAAGGCCAAACATACTGCTTCAAAAAGTTTTAATGTGGTCTTACCTGTACCGCCATCGGCAGTGGTGAGAGTGATGTCCTCAGTTGACCAGTCTCGGAAAAGCTGTGGTTTTCTCAATTTTGAGGTATTAAGGAGATCTTGACGTGTAAAATACCGAGGCGTCCAGCGAGTCGGCGGCTCAGGTGCAGGTGGCATTGCGATGGCAGAGACAGGTTGTCCGGTAAAGGGTGCAACAAGAGGGTTTTTGTTGCCACCGTCAAGACCGCTTTTTATGGTCGCTTTGGACTCATAGTCGGGTTTTCCGCGCAATTTCGCTGCCCTAAATAGCTCGGTCTCTGCGACCTCACGAGATATTGCACCACAAGCGACCATTTGACCGATACGGAAGGACTCACGGTTGAGGGTATCATTGGACTCCCCTGCAGGCGCGTTGATTATAGACTGAATGGCGGCGTCAAAAGCGGCTCGAGCAATGTCAGGAACTACAGTCATGTTGGCTTGAGTCGCGCTAACAGGAGCGTCGGGTTTTTTCAAGTTCGCGTAATGATAAATCCATTCAGGTGCAGGAAGGATAGGTTTACGCCAATCAACGTCTTTGTTGTACCAGGCTATCCAGCCACCTTCAGACCTAATGTCGAGACCTGGCAAGAAACCCACTTTATTGCCGAGGTTCCGCGTCGGATCATATTTAAAAATAAAGTGGGTCCCACCATTTAAAGTCTTTTGTGAAAGAGTGTCAGGAATCTGAAGGCCGAGCTGTTTAATTGTTTCCCAACCGTTGGATTTTATATCAATGTCGAGTACTAAAATATCATTTGGAGTACCGCAAGGAACACCAAAGAACGCCAATCGATCACGATATTGCTCGCACCATAGTTTAATTTGATTTTGATCAGTTGTTGCGGCTTCTTTCCACCCTGATATAAGTGGAATTTTTTGTCCTTGTGGACTAAGCCACGCAGGAAAAACTTTAAATCCTGCTTGTTGGTTTGTGGTCATTAAAAGCCCCTCAGCTTTGGTCATGTTAAAAACTCCAAAGGGAAGCTGACCAAGCTTCTCGGATACGGAAGCAACCCCGTACCTATCCCTTTGAAGACTTCCAATCTGTTATTATTTTCTTAAAAGATTCAACAGAATTGGCAAATCCGGCGATACCGCCTCGTGACAAAATGAAATCAATAAAGTTTTTTTGTCCTATCTCGCGTTTAGATAGGTTTTTAGGAAAGGTCCAACTTGACCGTTTAGTTTCAATAGCAGTAAACACCGCGATCACTTTCCCTACCATTTCAGGTGTGATTAGTACTTCAGTGAACCCTATGCGATCAGAGCTTTTGAACTCCTCGTTCTTTTTTTTCGACTCATTCGCAAGACCATATCGCACGTTTCGACCAGTTGAATCTGTGAAGGCACCTGAATTGTTTCTAAATAAAGTGGACTTAACAGTCGGTGCAACCAGTAGAATCCTTTGATCTACTTCGTCCTCTAACATATCACTCATAAATTTCTTCACTTACCAAAATGATTTTAGTGTCGACATCGATCTCTTCAACCGCTCTACCTCGAACCTCAATGATACGAGTCATTTTATTTTTTAAAATTTGAACCGCTTCCTGCTCGGTCTTGGCTTGCACCGGAACACTACCCTCAATCTCAAGTTTAAAATTTATGTCATAAGTTTTCAACGTTCCCCCCGAGATCATAAATTCGATCGAGCATTTCAACTTTTGGTTTCGCTAAAGTTTCTGAAATAGTCTCGTCAAATTTAATGAAATACTCCTTATGTATCTGCCGATCAGTCATTCCGTAATCGTTGCGCATTTGTCCTGCCCAGAGAGCAATAGTTTCAGCTAATTTTTTCTGTGTCTCTATTCTTTCTATCTGATTACGCATTGCTGCAGTGGCTGCGGCTTTACCTGCAACACGTCCGACACGCGCTGCAACGGTTCCAGGGTCATCTAAAACTGTGTTCTTTTCGAGTTGGCGTAAGGTATCAGGGTCAAGCATAACCAAATCACCGTCAACCATGGCAGGGCTTACACGACCGCCGCCCTCACCCGGCTTTTTAGGTTCGTCTTTCGTTCCACAATATGGACATTCAGTGAGAAGCCTGTCGAAAGGTGCATTACACTCAACGTTTTTACAGATACGAATGAGGTTCAATTTTCTTTTTCTTTTTGATGGTCGATCGAGTGTCCATTTCCTTCGACTGTCTGGAAGACCATGCTCTTTTACGTTTCCAACATGGTCGATGAGAATCATAAACGGTTTATCTTTGGCCGGTCTTAGTCCTCGACCGCACATCTGCAAAAATTTACCGAGGGACTTCGTAGGACGTGCCATGATGACCACTTCAATACCGGGAACATCCAAACCTTCATCAAAAAGATCAACGTTAATTAGCACGTTGATGCGTCTTTCTCTGAAGTCATTCATCGATGATAAACGAGTAGAATCTTCTGTTAGACCTGTTAAAAGTTTGGCTGTGACTCCGGCGTCTTTAAATTTCGCTTGCATCCGTTCACCGGCACCAATATCAGAAGCAAAGATAATGGCCTGTTTTCCTTCAGCAAATTTTTTATAATTGGTTACAACGTCCCCTACAATGTGAGATTTTTCAGAAGCTACAATCATCGCTTCTTTGGTGTAGTCACCGTCACCTGACGACTCTTTCAAATGTAATCTATAGTCACTTTCAGGTATGACAATTTTGTATTTGCTTAGGAACCCGTTGTCGATTCCCCATTTGGTGTCCGGTCCTTCGACCATGTAGTCGAACACTCCGTCGACGTGACTTCCAAGGCCGCGTTTGTCGAGACGTTCCGGCGTTGCTGTAACACCGAGTCCAATGGCATTGGTAAAGTATTTGATGGCCCTGCCCCATTTGTTCTCTTTAAGTAGATGAGCTGCTTCATCTGTAATCCAAAGTTTAATTGATTTCGCCCACTTCTCATGCTTCAGAATCCTTGAATTGAGTGTGTCGACGCTGACAATCGTCACGTTAGCGCCATAGTCATAAAACTGTTTCTTGAGTTGTTTTCGTTGTTCAGCAACTATTCCCAAGATCACACTACGAGGCGCAATGATATTATGAAGGATTTCTTCTTCCGCAAGTGTCAATGAAATTTGAGACAAAAGCTCTTTTCGGTGCACCATGATGGCAGTAGGAAGTCGCCTATGTGCAGGTGCTTTAATTGCAAGGTCATTGGCTATATCACAAAACGTTTTCGTTTTTCCTAAGCCGGTCGGCAAACGAAGCAGGACGTTATTGTAACCATCTTCCCAGGCTTTATATATGTCAGCTTTAACTTTTTTTTGGTAATCCCTTAAAATTATTGGCATAGGTCGCAAACTTTCTAGGGGTTAGGATTCTTTGTCAAACTTTCTTTATTATTTACTTGATTCTTTAAATTTGGGTCATTACGGTTCTGTTTCAAACCAGGAGATTAAACTATGTATAAATTTGAAATCAGCGCCGACTCACCGCAAGAGCTTCAAGAGAAGATGATTGAGTTCGCAAATGAATATAAGACAAGCGAAGAAGCAGATGAATATGTCAATGATCCTATCCCTGCTTTTGTTGAACCGATGGTCATTCCAGTAGTTGAAAAATTTAGTAGTCCTAATGATGGTAGTATCGGCACCAATATTCTTGAAACCGTAACTGCTGTTCCAAAACCTACACCTGAAGTTGATTCTAAAGGTGTAATCTATGACCCGACAATTCACTCTGCGAACAAGTCCGTCAACGCTGACGGTTCATGGCGCATGAGACGCGGTGTCGATAAATCTAAAGTTAAAGAAAAAGAAACTGTTGCAACACCTGAACCTTTCGTCGCTCCTCCCCCACCTGCACCAGTTGAACAACCTGTTAATACTTTTCCGGGAATGATAAATCCTGTTGTAGGTCCAACAGCTGCAGTTCCTCAAGTCTTACCAGTTGTTGAACCTGTTGTTATACAACCTGTAAACACTCCAAGTTATGACCCGATTCCTACACCTGCAGGCGCACGTCCGGCTTATTTGGCATCATTTAAAAACAACATCACACTTGTTTTTGCGAATCTGATAAATGAGAAGAAAATTGATCAAGCCTACGTTGAACAGTTAAAGTCTCATTTCAAAGTCAAAGAAGTTTGGGATATTTTAAAAGATGAAAAGTCTTCTCAAGAATTGTTCAATTTCTTCGGTCAACTCGGCTTCATTACAATGGTGTAAACATGGAAAAAGTTGACGAATGGGAAATAACACGAGTGAAAGACGTTAAATATAGGCTCAGCGATTATTATAGAGATGGCACTTACAAAAACGTCGCTCAAATGTTTGAGGACTTAAAACAAATGGTTCATTTATTAGAAAAGCATGTGGTGAAAAATGAAAAAAATAACAGTCGTTAGATGTTCAGGTCTGTCACGTCCTATGACTTGCGCAGGTTCACTATTCTTTGATCTTCCACCGCAACCAACAAATCCTGCGGCTGAAGAGGGAACCGCAGCCGGTGAATTGCTTGCTCATCTTTTGACAAAGTATAGAGAAGCTCCACCCAAACGAGCCAGTAATGGCGTGGACATCGATGATGAAATGAAATTCTTTATCACTCCAATTGCTGATGAGATTGCACAAAGAGCCGATGAGTTACCGCTTTGCGAGCAACGCATTGACTGGAAGACTCGATCAGGGATTACAATTTCAGGAAGTTATGACGTTTGTTACACTCATGGCGGGAAACTTTATATTGAAGACTTGAAATACGGTTATGGTATTGTCGAGGTGAAAGAGAATTGGCAACTTTTAGGTTATGCTATCGGTGAAGTCATCCGACGTGGTGTAGCGTTTGAACGTATCGTAATGAAAATTCAACAGCCAAGACCGCATCACGAAGACGGTCCTGCTAGAGAGTGGGAAATTACTTATGAACAATTACTTGAATACAAAGAACAAATTGAAAAGCGAATGGATCAAATCGCTGCTGGTTTCTCAGAGCTTGTTACCAGTCCGAAATGTAAATATTGCCCCGCGACTGCTGAGGCTTGTACTGCTTTCAATCGTGCTGTATTTCACGGTATCGATCATGTTCTAAGTCACGCCCAACAAGACCAAATCAATGAAAAAGAAATCGCTCATCAATTGGACTTGCTTGACCGCACGACTGAGATTTTAAAAATTAAGTATGACTCTTTGAAACAGCTTGCAGTTGATCGCATGAACAATGGGGCACTCATTCCAGGATACATGAGTGAACCCTCATACGGTGATCGCAAATGGAAAAAGGAAATCAGTCCTGAAGTCATCAAGACTCTGACAGGTAAAGACATCACTGAAACAGTTATGCTTAGTCCTGCAAAGGCTGAGAAAATCGGCGTACCGAAAGAATTGGTAAAGACGTTTGTTGACAGACACTTTATCGGTAACAAATTAGTTAGAAAAGATGTGTCGGCTTTAGGTAATAAAATTTTTGGAAAACCAATTAACCAATAGGGAGAAATTAAAATGCAGCAACAAGATAACGGTCGTAACATAATGGTTCAGGGTCGGATAGTTTGGACAGTCGGTGACTTGTTCAAAGGTGACTTAGCCACTCAGTACGGGACCAAGACGCCGAAATTAAACAAGCAAGGTCAACAATATCGTGAATACGGTTTTGGTTTGGCAGTACCGAAAGAAGTTTTAGGGCAAATGGGACCTGGACAACCTGGGGAAATTTGGGCAGCGATTCATGAAGTCGCTTACACTCTTTACCCAAGCCGTCAAATCCCAGCGAACTTTCACATGAAATATAAAGACGGTGACACTGGAACAAATCAAGATGGGACTCCTGTGAACACTAAAGAGGGTTATCCTGGACATGTTGTTTTCGCTTTGAAAACATCTGCAGCGGCACCAAAGTTTTTCCGCTGGGAAAACGGTCAGAACATTCAGGTAAACGAAGGCATTAAATGCGGCGATTACGTTCAGGTTCAAGTGAACATCAAAGCTCACGCTGGAACGAATGCAGGGCTTTATTTGAATCCGATGGCAGTACGCTTTTTGGTTTACGGTAAAGAGATCATTAACGCCCCATCAGGTGACACTCTGTTTGGAACTGCAGCTCCAGCAATGCCTGCAGGCGCTTCTTCTACTCCAATTGGACCTGTCGGTATGATTGTACCTCAAGGTATGCCAGCGCCTCAGCAACAGTTTGCTCCACCACCCGTGACAGCACAACCTGCACAGCCGCACTTCGGAGTATTGCCGACGCCGTTTCAACCTGCACAGCAACCAGTACCAGGACCTATAGCTGCACCTCAGTATGCTCCACCGCCCGTGGCAGCACAACCTGCACAGTCACAGTATCCCGGTATGCCACCACTCCCTGGAAGTTTTCAACAGTAAGAAAATGAAAGGAGCATCTTTATGGAAAAATATTTAAAATTCATGAGTAGAGTAAATAAAGATGCTCCAAACGGTTGTTGGGAATGGATGGGATTTTCTTATCCTAATGGATACGGTCAAGCCACTTTCAGTTTACAAAACGCTTCGAGATACGCTCACAGAATCTCGTATGTTTTCCATAATGGTCCACTTCCTGATAGTAGGACTCATGTTTGTCATAAATGCGATAATAGAATTTGCGTGAATCCTGCACATTTATTTCTTGGTTCCGCTTCCGAGAACAATTTGGATATGAAGAACAAGGGTAGAAATAAAAAAGGCAAACATTATATTACTCATTGTAAAAACGGACACGAATTCACTGAAGAAACCATAAAAGTTAAAAAGAACGGCACAAGATATTGTGGTGCCTGTCATAAATTACAAGGTCGAAAGAGGTATCTTTCAACAAGGTTAAATTGTGCAAAAGAAACTTAATTATTTTACATATGACATCGAAACTCTCTTGAACTTTTTCTCGTTCAGCGGAAAATTCTACAATGATGATAGAATGTATTCTTTTGAGATCTCCTCTAGGAAGAATCAAAGGTCTGAACTGTTAACTTTTCTTTCTTATTTACAAAACGCTAATGTGCACATGGTAGGATTCAATAATCTTGGCTTTGACTGGCCGATAGTAAGCGAATTGATGAACAACCCTTACACTTTTACTTACCAAACAGCGCACCACTTATCCCAAACGATTATCGGCTCGCAAAAGTACGGTCAGACTCCGTTTGGTATTATCCCAGTCCGTGAGCGCATCATTCCTCAAATTGATTTGGTAAAGATCAATCATTTCGATAATAAAAACCGTCGTACACCTTTAAAATCTTTGCAGTTTGCAATGCGCCTACCGAGTGTGGAAGATTTACCGGTTCCGTTTGACAGAGATCTCACACTTGAAGAAATGGAACTTGTACTCCCTTACAATTACAACGACGTTCGCGCCACAGAAGAGTTCCTTCGTAAGTGTGAACACTTGATCGATATGCGTAAAGAGTTGCTCGACAATGGTGTCTTGTCCGGTGACGTTTTAAATTTTTCCGATGTTAAAATTGGTGCCGAGTATTTGATTAAAAAGATCGGTCGCACAAAATGCTTCTCAGGAAATAAACCACTGCAAACACCTCGCCACTCAGTTGCATTTAAAGACATTATATTACAAAAGATTACATTTTATAGTGAACCCTATCAGGCTGTGCTCGATTGGTTCAAAACTCAAACGGTCTATAATAAAATGGAAGAGACTCCAAGTTATGAGTGTAAGCTTGCAGGTCTTGATTTTAAGTTTGGTCTTGGTGGAGTTCACGGGTCTGTTGAGAATAAGAAATACGAGTCTTCTAAAACTCACGTCATTCGTGACATCGACGTTAGTGGTATGTACGTCTCAGTCGCAGTTGCTAACGGCTTTGCACCTGAACATCTAGGGAAAGATTTCAGCGTAGCCTATAAGCAACTGCAGCTCGATCGATTACAGTATAAAAAAGGTACGTCAATGAATGCGACTTTGAAACTCGCAGGCAATGGTGCCTACGGTAAGAGTAACGATATGTTTTCTTGCTTCTATGACCCACAGTACACCTTTACAGTAACCGCGAATGGTCAACTACAATTGCTTCAACTTGTGGAAACCCTATCAATGATTCCAAGATTAGAGATCATCCAAGCCAATACAGACGGCATCACAGTTTACATGCCTCGAGAAGTGGAACCATATTTTAATCTCTGGAAGTCTGACTGGGAATATATTACAGGTTTGAAATTGGAAGAAGTGGACTATTCCAAAATGTGGATTAGTGACGTAAACAATTACATGGCTCTCACGGTAGACGGTAAGATTAAAAACAAAGGTCGCTACTTCTTTCCTCGTGACTGGAAAGATTACGACGGGATTTGGAACAAAGACTTCTCTTGTTTGGTGGTTCAAAAAGTTATTGAGCAGGTTTTGATTAATGGTTGGAAAGCTGAAAATTTAATTAAGTGCATGACTGACCCTTTTGATTTTATGATCAGATACGAGACTCCAGGCGGCGCCAAAGTTTACATTGGTGATAAAGAGTGCAGTAAAACCGTTCGATATTATGTGTCTACCAAAGGTGAACCGATGAAAAAGATCGCTGAACCTAAAGGTGAACTCGGAACGTATAAGCGCAAGAACTCACTCAGTGATGCTTACTTTGAAAAGATTATGAAAGAAATCGGACCCGGTGTTTGGGACGAGCGAATCCATACAAGCAACAAAAAGAAATACGAAATGGTCACAACGTCGATCGAGAGAGGTAGACTCGTAAAAGAGTGTAACATAGCTTCTAAGTTCGACTGGAGTGACGTGGACTTTGATTACTATATTCAGGAAATTAATAAGTTATACATTGGAGATAAAAATGTTTAGTGCAACAGAAGAGAGAGTTTTAAAAATCCTCGGTAAAAAGAAACTGACAGTGAAAGTTTTGAGTGAGAAATATTTTAAGGGACAAAAGAAACCCATCAATCCGAGTAACGTTATTTCCGGCGCAATCGTTCGCATCAATAGAAAGTGTTCTTATTTTGGTCTTGATTGGTACGTTTACGGTGAAGGATTAGGTCGTCACGGTAAGACTGTGTGGGTGTGCAATGATTGATTGGGTTATGTTTAAATATTTTCTTCTCGTATTTTTTAGCATCTTAGGTTTTAGCTATTTGGTTTATTGCTTGTGGCATTTAAGTAGGGGGACATTTTAATGGCTATTCAAGACGAAGTTGTTCGATGTAAAGCGTGCATTACGGTCATAACTGGAGATAATTTCGAGCATCCTGAAGTTGCTTTACAGTTAGGTTTTGCAATGATTTACGGTAAGCCAATAGTTTTAGTGGTCGATAAAAGTGTGAAGCTACCTGACTCAATGGTTAAGATCGCGCAGTTTGTACAAAGAGTTAATATGAAAAGCGAGCAAGACATGTTCGAGTCTCGATTTCATTTACAGAAATATTT